GCCCCCACTCAGAAGGTTCCTTAGCCTCTCTACAAATAAAATCGGGCCATACCTGCTTAACAAAGTACAGGAAATTATCTCTGGCTAATAGTATCTTTTGTGCTCTAAGATATTCTGCGGTTTTAATTAATTTTTCTCTAGGAATTAATTCCAAATCCATAAGTAAAATCCACTATATATTTGTGTCAACGTTTGCACAAGTCGACATCTTTGGTACCATGTAAACGATTTAGGGGGTGTAGGGTGTTGGAAGTGGGCTTTAATAGGTGGGTAGGGAAAGAGATACTAGGATACAACTACGGCGAGTGTTAGTCGCCGTAGTTATTAGGTCAGTTATCTAGTGTTGTGTACTGTTAGCTATGTCCCTTTGTACATTGAACTTGTCAGCTAAATCTTGCGACAATTCCATTCCAAAGTTAGCAATCTTAGCATCGTTCTGGTTTGCTATTATAAACTCAAATATCTTTGAATCTAAATAACTAGCCAACAATTGCCAATCGATATACTGAACTTTATTTTTAAACAAATCGATTTGCTTTTTTAACTCTATGATTATCTCATCACTTGTCTTGTCAGATGAAACAATCTGGTTAAGTTTTTCTAATTCGAACTTTTTCATATTAACTCCTTAATGTCATGAGTATATGTTGTTCGAATAGACTTTGTCGAGAACTTTTTAAACAAGTCCATATTGTCTTTTTTAAAGTCCTCTTGTGAAAAGATATTTATTTCTTTAACGTCTTTAGAAATAGAATAAATAAACTTTTCTTTTTGAATTGTCAGATTATTTGTTTTTAACAAATCAAAAATTTGAACTAATTCTGGCTTTATAATTCTATTCCAGTCAGAAGTTAATTCAGCTTTTTTCTCTAACAAGTCACATGCAAGAACTATCAACTGTTTATTCTTAGTTGATAATTCTATTTTTACTTTTGCTTTTGTCATTGTTTTCCTTTCTGTTAGTTATTAATGACAATTGCTATCTTATTAGCATAAGATAATTATTTCAATAACTATTTTAAAGTTATCCACAATTATTTTTAATGTTGTATTATTACAACATTCAATCAAACCGATTAATCTATCCAACCCCAACACATTCCAACACCAGCACCAGCACCATCTCGCATGGCACAGGGAACAGCATCTGCTTCCTGAGTCACCGTATCGTTATTAATTAATAACGGGACGGGAAACGGCATTGCAAATGGGAATGGGATCTCAGACCATCAGCCAAGCCAGCCACATCAACAGAAGTAGCTGGCCGAGCCTAGTGAATCCCAGTAGATAAACGGCGGCTGCCGATATCCAAATCATTCCTTCTTCGCGGGCGCGTGTCGACCAAATGATTTAGTATCTTGTTGCGTAAGCTTTTTACGTACGGCATTCTGCACATTCGTCTTCAATTGTTTCTCCTGCTCCTGGTCACCGGACAGAGTCATAATGATCATATGTTTATCCATCCACTTTTGTAACGGGTCTTTCATGTTTCCTCCTTTAGTTAATTTTATTTCAGTCTAGTAACGTCATGTATTCATTTGGAAAGTTTTCGATAAACCAATCCAAACCTTCACGATGCGTGTTCCAGTCTTCAAAACGTTCAGAGCCCATAATTAAATCGTAAACAGCAGCAGCGAACCAAGGCAGCTTGCAAAGCTCTCCACTGAATCTGTTTCTAATTTCTACTTCTTGATCTTTATCCCATTCTAGATTCACATCGAAAGGGATAATGTATTTCTTTTCTTTCCACATTACTTCACGCATTTTAACTCCTGTTGTTGGTTATCCCATACAAATAAGATAGCTCAGGACCAATGTCAAGCGTTAATTTAAATTTTTTTTCCAGCTGCATCCAGGTCCCCGGTCCTTTGTTTAGTAAACAAGCTTCAACAACAGATAACAGTGTGCAACGGGACGGGATTACCTGCATATCTTCTTTCTTGGAAACAGGTGAGCTGGCGTCCTGACGGATGGTGAACTGTTATTATTAAATTAAAAAAACAACGACGGATAATGGGAATGGGAACGGGAACGACGGGCAACGGTTAGTTGCCCGTCAATAATTATTTTAGCAAATAGTAAATCCACCAGATTCTTCAGCGAACTCTGCAAACTCTTTCACATTGTCCACATTAAAAGGATAACTGGCTTTCCAATTTTTCATACTATAAATGCTATTCCACATTTTATAATCTTCTTCTTTGTAGCTAGCAGGTGCAGTATCTTCACCATATTTTTTGTCCATTTGCTCTTGGAACTCCTTCAACTTTTTCTCAACTGCCTCGTTATGCAAAGTAGCTTTTTCGTATTCGTCCATATGCTCTTTTGCAAAGTTGTCGGTATGTCCAGTTGATACTAAATGTTTCAACTGTTGAGCAATCATTTTGGCAGTCTCCTCATCAACCTCGTGACCACCGTTCTCGTGCCATTTGTCCTCGTCGTCTCTGTCCACGCAACCAGTATGTTCAATGATGTAGTTTGCCAAAGGTCTCCACCACCAAACATTATTACGGAAGTAATAACCTTTATTTTCTTTTTCGAATTTTTCCATCTTTTCGAAAAACTCTGCTCTTTCTTCTTCAGTGCTGTTTCTGTAATCAACAGTCGCTGGCTTTTCTGATTTTAGTTTTGGATTTAAACCAAATAAATCAAAACCCATACTTGCTCCTTTTGTTAGTTGTTAGTGTGAGAGTGGCTAGCCAATTTACAAGACCGTGTCTCTCACATTATCTTATGTAAATAAGACAATCATAAAAGTCAATACTTAGAACTAACTTTATAGTTGTATTGTGGATAAATAATTCACATCGATTTCTGCTTGACAGCACCAGCTTCCCCCGTGCCTGAGGGGAACTTCCTGCCGTCAGCTCCTGAGCTGGCATCCAGTTCTTCATAGCGGGAACGGGATCCACGGTCAACGGGACGGGAAACGGGAATGGGAATTACATCTGAGCTACCAGCAGCAGGAGGATGGTGAGCTGCCCTGGTCTGGTAAAAGCGAACAGGGCAATGAGGATTAACAGAACGGGGATCACGGTCGCGGGATCCTCTCACTGAACAAATTAATAATGATATCATCCAATGTATCCCAAGATACGCCTAAAGTGGCATCGTGTGTCTCGAGCACTCGTTCTAAAACTTTTTGGCATTCTTTCTTGGTAAGCTTCACCTGGCGCACGGCCGCCTGACGTTTAACGTCTTCTACGCCCCAGCAAATAGCAATTGTATTTTTATCAACGTCTACCCACATTAAAATATCCCACTTTCTATATCAGCAACAGTGATTCGCGGATCCTGAGCTTGTTCAATTTTTTCTTTTAGGTTAGCACTGTCTTCCGAAACACCTTCTAACGGGGCTTCGTCAATATTAGCGTCAAGCCATCTGATCACGTACTCAAGAATCGCCTCAGCTTTTTCTTTAGTCATTACGCATCTTCTTTCTCAAACTTAACGATGATATGAAATCCATCATCGTGTTCCGCGGTTACTTCATAGTCGACGTCTGATTCGTCTAACTTTTTTAATACTTCTTCTTTGGTCATTTCAGCTCCTTTGTTAATATCCCATACACATAAGATACATAATTCCTAATGTCAAGTTTATTTTAAAAATATTTTTTCATTTGGACTTCACTAAGCTTGGTAGAGCTACGTGGAGGACGCTGCAGGGGGAACTTTGCATAAGAAGTTTCTGCTTCTGTCAAACAGATGTTGAATACGGGAACGGGGTTGGTGAGCTGCCGTGCCTGGAGCTGGATGGTTCCTGATCCGTGATTCACAAATGATGGATGGTGGACGACGAAACGGGAATGGGAATGTGGGATTACGGTAGCCCAACGGACGCTAAACAGGAGCTAATTATTTAGAGGATGTCGAGCTACCAATCACGAATATAATCATCGTGGGATATGAAGTCAAGCAATATTTTTTAATTATTTTTCAACCAGCTTCGACGCTGCAGGAGGGAGCTGCACTGGATGGGTGATTATTTTATTAAGAACCGCGGTCCACGAAACGGGGTGCGGGAAATGGGAAACGGGAAGGGTGGCAAACGGATCACGGTGCAAGCAAGAGTTGTAGTCATAAAGTTTTACGACCCTCTGCCCGAGGTCAAAGTTTAAGATAAAAACTCTACCACCAGCAGACGCACGTTTAACAATCCACGCTTTTTGATATTTAGTTAGCGGAGTTTGCTTTCCTTTTTTTACCTTTAACTCCAACCAAAACTCTACTCCGTGATAACATCCGTTAACGTCTGGAACGCCTAGGGCTATATTTGTTTCGATTCTTTGAAAGTGCACGTTTGGCAACGCTTTTTTTATTTTTTGATACAGTTTCGATTCCTCTTTTGCCATCAAATTTTCCGTTTACGAGTTGATTTTGTAGGTAGGGTAAAAACCATTTATTATCTCTGAACACTTGAGATAAACTATTTGATAATGCATTAACAGTTAACTCCTCATTTTCTTCTTTTGCAAGCACGTTACCTTCGGAATTAAGTCCTGTCTGGTAAACGACTGCATGGATGACTTCGTGCAATAAGGTGTTAGCTTCTGATCTTGCGTTTTGGTCTTTTTGAATGTCGATTTTAGCATTACTACTGTCATATTCGCCTAATACATTATCATCTTTTTTGTCATTTGTCGTAAAGTTTATTACATTAATTGCAATATCTTCATAACCAATCTTAATCTTCTTTTTCATTTGTTTTGACCTCCACCGCACCAACAGACATGTTTAAATGTTTGTTGTGCACCCTGTTAAATTGCACCCAAAAATCTTCCTTAGGAAAGTTTAGCTTTCTCTTCGGCTTCGATCTCGATGACTTTTTCAAACGGTATTTCATCTTTTAACTCATTGATTGTTTTAATAAGTTCATCTTTGGTCATTGCCGACAAATCCTGTACTTTGATTTCTTTACGATCAATATAAAATCCTGCTGCTTGTCCAAGTCTAAATTCTGCATTGATAGCTGCTGCAAGTTGATTTTTATCTTCTGCTTTTTTAGACAATGAATCTAATCTTTTTAAATGTCTAAGGTAGTCCTTGTATGTATTAGTTTTAAGATCACGTAGCTTTTCAATGTATGCAACTACATGAGGAAATTTATCAGGGTTTGTTAAGAGGCTTCCCCATTTACCTGTTGTTGTTTCAGCGTATCCAGCGTGTCGTGCAGCTTCCTGTTTAGTGCAATCAGGATAATTTGCCACATAAAATTCTGCAAATGCTCTTTGCTTGCCTGTTAATAGTTCAGCGCCTTTAAGTTCTGACTTAACCTGTTGAACAGAAATTTCCATAAATTGTTTTGTGAATTTTTAATTATTATATAGATATTTTAATGTAAATAATACAACAAAGGTAAAAAAAGTTTTCTTGTCCATTAGAATAATAGTATACATATGATTACTATATTGATTATTAATATTGTTTTTATTGATATTATTGATTTTAGTGTTCAGTGTACTTTCAGTGTAGTATGCTGAAAGAATAACTGTTGGTATATCTATCTTATTTAATGTTTTCAGTCTTTCAGTGTACTATTGAGTTTATTTTCATGATGACACATAAAAAGGTCTAAAGTATCTATATAGAAATCGGAAATTTGTGTATTTACTGGCTTTTTTTAAAGAGTGGGCTGAAAGAATCCAACCCACTCAACTAACAGAAAGGGTAGTGTGACATATATACCACGATCCGTGGTCCGTCGTCTATAGTCCACCGACTGCACTTATCGATCCGTGCAACCGTCTACTCCTCATCCTCATCCTCATCATCGTCGAAATCGTCGTCCGAATCGTCGCATTGACATTGATTTTCCTCAGCCTCGACTGCTTTGTCACGTAAAATAGACAAATCTTCTTCGATTCTGTCAATAATGTCTTGTATTGTTTCGCTTTTCTTTTTAGCCATGATCTACCTCCCGCCAAGGCTAATATGCCAAAAATTTAGTGGGATAAAGACCTTTAAAAGGCTTATTTTTTAGACGATTTAATAACATCTTCTGCAAAATCTGTATAAAACTTTTGAACATTACTAAAGTAATTAGCCCAAAATGCTTTTACATCATTGTAAGAAGGCACTTGAAATAGTTTTTCCATGTTGTTTCTCCTGTTTTTTGTTGTATATAGGCAACACTATGGTTAATTTCAATAGATGTTTAACTGGTTAATTGAATTATTTTCTGCAACATTTTTACACAATTGCCAAAAATCATCAATATGTAATTCTTGTTTCATACGATTAACAACCATGCAGCAGAATACAATATTACCGTCTTGATAGGGTCTATCGTTGTCGTATCTATCAACCGATATATTAGTAAACATCTTCCCGTGTCCTTTTTTAAATGTCATTTCAATTCCTGAATAAGGACATTTCATACCAAATTTTTCGTATTGTTCTTTCCATATTTCAATAAATTCATTCATTCCTAACGTGATTTCATTTTTCTTTTCACGTCTAGTTTTACTTACTACCATTTGATACAAACGTCTTACAAACGCAATTGAACTTTTAGAATGAGTTTCATTAAGTTTATCGTTTTTACATTTCTTGCACCATTGATGAAGTCCATCTTTGGCATTTGATTTAACGTAAAATAAATTAGTTGGTTTTTGTTTTTTACAAAGTGTGCAGGTTTTATAAGAAATCGCCTGTTTCGTCGTCAATGTCTCGTCGTGCATTGTATTTTTTTCTCCAATTAATGTAGCCAATTTGGTCCTGTGTAAAATAGATTTGCTCATTATCAACCATCTCTAAATATTTATTTCTAACCATTTCATCTGACATGCCGGCAAGGTTACAAATAAGTTTAAAATTACTTTTATCATCAACAAACCATAAATGAGCTTGGTATTTGAACATAATTAAGGAACGTTCCATTCCAGGATATATCACATCCTCGAATGCTCTTTGTATTACAGCGCGCCATAATTTTGATTCGGGGGAAAGTTCTTCTTCGTTTTGTTCTGTCTTTAGCTCCAACATGACATTTCATTTAGACGAAGGCCGGCAGGGTATGGTAGCTCTGCAACGAGATCAGACCGACCTTCATCCAAATCACTTAACTACACGTAGGCCACGCATAGCCAAACGATCCTTATTGGTTCGTTTATAAACATCATCAAGATATGATTTGAATCCTAATGTACTATCACTAAAGCCAAAGCTGACGCCAGCAAAGAGACCGAATAGTACAGACGTTACTTTACTGTATTCTTCTCTCGTAGTCCGAGATGCGATAATCTCTAATGCCTTTTTCAGTTCTTTGTTTTCCACAAGCTTTCATTTGTTGTGCCAGTAGATAATTAAGATTAGAGATAAAAAAACAATTATTATTTCAACCCAATGTAAACCCACTAGCAATTCAATCATTGTCCGTGATCCGTGTTTCTTGAGTCGTTTTTCGTGAGTCCAGGTGTGATGTACACTTAGGGCAATTTATAAAGTTATTTGTATTTGAATACAAGGATAAAATTGAAGGATAATAACCACTAACTTTAATGTAGTTATTACCCTTACAAACTGTGCAAATATACTGATTTTTAGCCATTTTTTCGACTATTCAGTAATTTTTTAAGATAGTCTTCAACAGATATTTTTTTAAGTTCTGCACGTCGTTCTATTTCTTTATCAACTAATAAAGCTATAAACGCAGCAGGGTTACGATACTCCTTATCACATAATGCCATAAGTTTATCGTAGCTGTTTTTTCGTACAGCAACCGATTTCCAGTGTTTTAGATCGGAAGAGCACA